CATCAATTCAAAATCTGGTAAATGAATTCCTTTATTTTCTAATATAAGTGGTAAGTCTTTTTCTATTTTAAAACTCTCTGCTGCTGCTTCTGGTTCTCCGCCACCGGTATCCGTATCTGCCATTGGTGGTGGTGTTATTTCTAGAGCGGGTGGTCCCCCCATAGGTGGTGGTGGTGAACTTTCTTCTCCTCCATCCATCATACCACCAGTGATGTCACCTTCTTCACCCTCAGCTTTTTCAGTATCTTCTATATCACCATATAATTTGTCTATTTGATTAAATACACCTGTTTTCTTAATAATCTCTGCGGTTGTCTCTAATTCTTTAGCGATTGCTTTCTCAAACCTTTGTTGTTGTAAATCTAATTTAATTTCATCATCACTCATTCCTAATATATGTTTCTTAGCCCAAGTAGCTGAAGTAGGTGATATCCCATTACCTGGGTCACTTACCGCATCTTTATATAATGTTATTTTAGTTTGCCAAGCTTCTAATTTAAGTAACTCCGCTTGTGTTGATGGGTTGGTTAGTCCTAATGCAAAATTGTCTAATTCTTCTTCAAAACCTAAAACATATAAATGTATTATAGCTATCTTATTTAATTCCTGTACTATAGATTTTTGAATTCTGTTGATTGTTCTTGCAAATCTAATATCTAATAAGGCGAGGTTTTTTCCTTCACCGACAACCTCCTCAAACCCTAAAAATGCTTTCGGTATTCTTAAAGCTGCTAATAATTTTTTCTGTATATATTCTATATCCGCGATTTCACTTAAATTAGTTGCTCCCGGTAATGTCTCTATTGGGCTAGGTGCTCCTTGGTCCCTAACTGGAATAAAGAAGTCTTGGTCAACAGCCATTTGATTATATCGAAGGTCTACCTGGCCGTTTTGTGGGTCTACTACCGGGTCTCTTTTAAACTTATTAGCTACTCTTTGTACATAAGCTTCAACATCTTGGTCGTCCATATTACCAACAAATATTTTAAATATTCTTCTTTCTGGAGCTCTAGATGTTCTATATACTAACATAGCGTCTTCCGCTAAAATAAGTTGTTTCCACGTTCTTCTTGCTTTCTCTAACATAGAAGTACCATATGGTAATCTTCTATCGTCACCTAAAAGTCTAAAATGGGCTAATTCCCAAGAATTAAATTCAAGACCCTTATCTTTCCATACAAATTTTATCTTTCTATCCTTCTCGTCTCCGTCAACATTTACGTTTGGGTAGGTTCCTGATTCTACACGTTCTATCTCAACATTCGGTAATTGGTTACATCCGATAACACCTTTCTCTGGGTCTATTTTTAAATAAACAAAATCATCACCATATTTTGCAGTATTTCTAATCCACATAGCTAAATTTGTGTTTACATCTAAAATATTATTAAATAAGTCAGCTAATATAGATTTAATTCTTGTAGACTCTGAATATATAGTTAATATGTGTCCTTCTGTAGATGGTGTAGTAGATTCCTCCGCGTATATATCAAGTGCAGCTGAAATTTCAGGTGTAAACTCCATAGATTCATAATCGTAATAAGAAGCTAATCTAGTTGGTTCATAATAAACTGACTGTGTGTATATTTCATTTTCAATTTTTTGCCATTGTTTAGACAAATAAACCGTTTGTTGTGCTGTTAACTTTTCTTTCTCATATTGAGCTTTAGAAGTTGTCTTCAACAAGTCATCTTTATTAAACTTATACTGTTGATAGGTTGGTTCGACTCTTCTAGGGCCGTCTGGTCCAAATACTTTGGATAGTCTCTGGAATATTGTTAAATTTTCTGCCATATCTAAATAATAGTAATTTTATTATAAATAGTGAACTACTTTACCTTTTTTTACTAGCCCCGAATAACCAGCTATATTCTCTATATAATTGTTCACTACCAGCGTGAGGTTTTACTCGTGGATTTAACACATCAGTATTAGGTCTACCTCTTAAATGTACTGACGTTTCTTCGACACCATCTTCTGTGTTTACCCAACTATTTAACATAGCTTTTGTCATATCATTAGCCTTATTTAGTTGTGAAAAAGAATTTTCACCAACATAGATAGCCATAGCCAGAGCCATTATCAAATCATCATGTTTTCCTTTCATGTGATTTGGTTTTCCGTTTACAAATACAAAAGTGTATAATTCATTTAACAATCTGTGTGATTTTATGTTAAATCCATGTCGCAAAGCTTCCTCAAAAGAAGATACAATTTGGGCTCTTTTGTTGTTAAAAGTTAATCCTGGTATTTTTTCTAGTAGTTTAGGGTTGTATTTCCATTTATCAGCTGTATTAGCTCCTTCCACATATAAATCTTTGTAACCTAATTCTTGTAATTTTCTCGCTGTCGCTACACCCATACCCCCAGTTATATCTATTACAATATATGCTTTGTATATATTACCCCATTTAAAAGCTAAGTCTGCAGCTAAATCGGGTGGTATTTTACCAAGATACTCCATAACTTGTTTTCTTTCCTCAAAATCAATAACACATATAGATGTAAAATCCTCAGAATCACCCCTAGAAACATCTATTCCCATAATATATTTGTGGTCTGCTTGTGCCTCTTCCCACACCCATAGTTGTCCACTTGCATACTTTTCTTTAGGTTCTTCAACCATACTTTCTTTTATATTATCTATAGTTTCTATTGGGATTACATTATCTCCAGAACCTAAAAAAGCACTTTCTAATTCCTGTGATATTTTTCTTCTATCAAATTTTAATTTTTTACACATGGACTCAAACCAAGAAGAGTATGGTTTATACCCCGCTCTAATTAAATCCTTAAATTTATCTTGGTCTTTTTCTATTAAATTTAGACTATCGTCATAATCTTCCCTATTTAAAAGGTAATGAATAATATCTTTAGTCTTAATCCAAACTAAGTCCTTGGTGAATCTTGGGTCTTTTTCCCAATGTAATTCAGATATTACAAAATTATTCATCCCTTGTATTGCTTGGTCATAAATCTCATAATAAATTTTATCGTACCCGTTTGGGGTTGATATAACTATTACTTGACCCCCAGTGGATAAAGATGCCATACATGCAGCCCATAAATCGTCACCTGCTTCAATATACGCTGCCTCATCAAATATTAATATTGTTGGTGTATACCCTCTTAGTGCATCTACAGAAGTAGCTACCGCTTTAACCTCACACCCATTATTAAGTTTATAGTGTCTTTGTGAATCTTTCTCTTTTGAGAATCCAATATTAACCCAATCAGGCCACTGATTTAGAAACTGTCTAACTTTATTGGCTAACTCTTGAGCTGTATCTAATTTATTTGCAAGTATTAGTACTTTTTCTGGTTTAGTTTTCGAAGCAAATTGTAATTTCTTTGAAATCCATGCCGCTGTTGCTGTTGATACTCCAGCTTGTCTATATTTTTTAGTGATATTTTCGTTATAGTCCTCAAAATTCTTTAACATCATTTCCTGTTCAGGAAAAAGTTTAAAAGGGACGTATTTACTTTGGGTATTATCATATGTTTCTAAATACGTTCTTATAGCATAAGAGCTATCTTTATAACATTTTGCATATTCTGCTATTAATTCTTCCTTATTCATACTGATAAATATCGTAAAATAATGTGTAAAATAAAAGAGTAGTTGTGTTAATTACCTAAACTTTGTAAAAATCTTTTTTCTTCACTGGATAAAGAGTCCATACCAGAACGTGAAATTTTGTCTAAAATAGTATCAACATCAAGTTCTTCTGGTTCATCAGAACTATCTATCAAATCATTTATGGTAAACCCGCTAGGTTCGGTTGCCAACATAGTAGAAGAATCGTCATCATTTGTGTCAATTCCAACAGCCTCCTCATAGTCTTCTTCTTTTAATTGTTGTACAATTTCATCTACTATTTTTTTCACTAACATCTTGCCTTCATCACTACCTGATAGTATTTTCTTTGCTAAGTCTAAAAATTGTTCAGCCTCTAAACTAATAATTCTAAAATAAAGATAATTTTGTATTCTTCTACTATCGTCATTTGTTATTAACTCCTCTGGGTATGAGTCCATAAACATTTCCCATATTACTGGACCTAATCTTAAATCCCAAATTTCAGCTGGTAAGGTATCCTCCATACCTATAACATCTTCAGCAAATTCTGGGTCTGATGGTAATCCGTGGGCAGAAACATATTCCATAACGCCTTTAAATA